TGCCTCTCCTTTGAGCAGTTCCCTTGCTACTGCCAACATCTCCGCGTAATCCTTATAAACGACTGTAATCTGTGCCATCTTATTTACCTCCTAAATGTTCTAGCCCTGCCCGGGCGATTTTTATGAATTCATCCTCTGTAAGGCTGATTCCCTTTGTCATCTTCTCATGGTCATCAGACCATCCCCGGATATCCAGTTTTTCTTCTTTCCCAAACCAGCTGATCCGGTTCAGTTCCATATGGTAGACATCCGTTTCCTGTTTCTTCGGAAGCGAAAGGATCCGCTCCCTGATTTCATAGTTTGTAGCCGCCATTCACAATCCTTCCTTTCCGTACATCAGAGTCTCAACAATATCCTTGATCATCGCAATCCCTGAGTCTCCCATAACATTGATCCGTCTGGATCCGGATGGAAATGTTGCAAGAACGATCCCCTGCTCTTGGATATACTCAAGATCGATCAGATCATGCAGACTTCTGGTCTCCTGCAATGCAGGCAGGAGCAGGTCACAGATCTTCTGTTTATTTTCCACTTTTCAATCCCTCCAAAATTTGTTATACTTTACTTGGTTATTTTTGAATGCGCTTACGCCTTGCCGGGCATATGTAAGCGCTTTTCTTATGCCAGACACAAGAGCAACATCAGCCATGATCCAATCCCGGCGCCGATCAGACACCATGTCACGATCTCCGGCAGGCTTGTCCGCGATTCTCTCCGATGCTTCTGCTCCCGGACCGGCTCTACCTTTACAAGCGATGTCCGCTCTACGCTGATCTGTTTCAATTCTTCCATGCTTGTCCTCCCTTCTACCGCCATCAGGCGGTCTCTTTTTCTTTCTCTTCAACCGTATACTCAATCTCAACATCTTCCTGCTCCTCGATAAGCGAAATGAGCACCTGAATAATTTTCTTAATATCTGGCTTCATGTTCATCACCTCTCTAAAGCTTATGAAGCACGGTTTGTACTTGTTGCGGTTTTTCTGATAATCTCCTATACTTTAAATACAGGTACTGCCATGCCGAGTATTATGAAAGGAGAAGTATCTATGAAATTAGATTATGATTGTTGTCGCGATGTTCTTCTACTTTTAGAACAAGCTTCTTATAACGAAACTGTATCGTTTTCTTCTCTAAAGATTTCTTTGTCAAAATACGATGAAGAAACCTTATCTTACACATGTATAAAGTTAAAAGAAGCAAATATGATTGACGGTCATTTTATTAACTGCGATTCTTACAACATGCCTATCGTCCATTCAATAACTGACATTACCATTCTTGGCCATGAATTTTTATCAGAAATCCATGAGGATACCGTTTGGAATGGCGTAAGATCCGTAGCAGCCAAAATAGGGGTCACATCCATATCCGCTTTGACTCAGATTGCATCATCTGTCGTTACCGAACTGATTAAAGCTCATTTTGGATTTGCTATCTGAGCAAGTGTTTCGCAGCATACTGGGTGCATTCTTTCATTTCTTCATCGTTTGGAGGATTGTACCCTTTTTTCTTCATGTAATAAATCAATGCTGTGCATGAAATATACATCGCAAGCCACCCCAGCCCGCATATTAGAGTTGTAATAATCAAAATAATACTCCACATCTCCATCACCTCCCCTCTTCTTGTTCAAATGATCGTTGCATTTTTGGGACGCTCGGGTTAAAAAAAATATCAACAGGATTATCCAATTTTAAATGTTCAGAAATCTTGACCACCTCTTCCAAAGTAAATTGACTTCTCCCATTCAGTTTAGCGTTAAGCGATTGCACTGTAATTCCCAATACTTTCGCTAATTTTTCCTGTGATACATGCCTCTCTGTCATTTTCCCCTTTAATTTATCGAACGACATTCTTCGTCCTCCTTTCGTTGCATATTTGGGATATTTTCATCTTACACCTGTCACTTTCTATTGTCAACCCATATTTGCAACATTTTTTTGTTTTCACTAAATTATTTGTTGCAAATATGAAAAAATAGTTTATAATGAGCTTATACGGAGGTGCTGATATGAGTGAAAAGGAAATTTCTGAGAAAATGCAAGACATTATGTCTCGTATGAAAAAAAGACGAGAAGAATTAGATATGTCATACCAAACACTTTCTGATAAGGTTGGAATCAGTAAATCTACTCTACAAAGATATGAAACAGGATACATAAAGAATATGCCTGTTGATAAATTAGAAGATATTGCAGATGCGCTACAAATATCTCCTGCTTATTTAATGGGTTGGAATGACGAAGTTATTGAACAGCCAACCACCCTCGCCGCCCACTTTGACGGTGATGAATATACAGAAGATGAACTTGACGAAATCCGCCAGTTCGCAGAATTTGTTAAGAACAGAAGAAAATAGTGTTGTTGCATTCATAAAATTTTAAGGAGGAAATTAATATGTGGTTATTCGGGAAAAAGAAAGAAGAGTTATTAATATGGCAAAATCTTATAATGCAGGATTCCCCAAATAAATTAGTTATGACAGAAAAGCAACTTAAACAAGCAACCAAGCAGCAAGCATCTAACGATTTGAGAATAATACTGGATTGTATCCGCATTATATCTGAAACAGTAAAACCAGATATTTTCTTCTCAAGAATGGATTTATTAAAAGAGAAGAGTAAACGGCTGATTGAATTTGAAAAATATATTAAATTTTCTGGCGCATCACCAACTAATGCGTTTCAAGAAGTTTTAGATAATGAGCAAGATGCAATTTATCAATTTATTTCTAGATGTTTTAACGTAGCTTTTGAAAAAGCAGAATCTATGAAAACCGAAAAAGGAAAAATGAATCAGTTCCAAAAATTTTACGACAATCTACAACCTTATATGAACAGAATGGACGAAAAAAATCGGAAATATATCGAATGGCATTATAACCACAGTGTAAGCAAAAATAGCTGTACGGATTAAAGAACAGCTAATCATATATACTAGAGCGGGAGGTGTTTAAATGAACGCTTATGAATCACTTACAGAAGAAGCCTGCAAGGACGGTATAGATATACTGGAAAGGAATTTTAACAGCCAACGAATACACGGATTGTACTGCGATGGAACGGTCGCAGTAAATAAAAGCATACCTACCACAGCCAAGACTTGTGTACTTGCAGAAGAGCTCGGACATTATCATACGACTGTTGGAGATATAACAGACTTATCCGATCCCAAGAACCGAAAACAGGAACGGCAAGCAAGGCTCTGGGGATATAACAAGCTGATCGGGCTGACTGGAATTGTAAATGCCTATAAACGTGGATGTCAGGACATACATGAAATGGCTGAATTTCTGGATGTGACAGAAGAATACTTGAAAGAAGCAATTGACTGTTATCGGAATAAATACGGCGTATGCACAACCATTGATAACTATACCGTATTTTTTATTCCGTATCTGACAGTTATGGAAAAGGTATAACCCCGATTGGGATTATATTCAATACAAAATATCAAAAGAAAGGACGTGACCACATGCCATTACCAAAAGAACACTTATATACCATCGACGATATATACGCACTTCCAGATGGTCAGCGTGCAGAGCTGATCGACGGAAAAATCTATGATATGGCGCCGCCGTCTCCACTTCATCAGGAACTGGTATTAGAACTTTCTGCCACACTGCGGAATTACATTCGTGAAAAAGGTGGAAGCTGCAAAGTCTATCCTGCTCCATTTGCCGTATTTTTAAATGAAGATGATAAAAACTATGTAGAACCCGACATCAGCGTTATCTGCTCACCTGAGAAGCTCACAGACAAGGGATATGCCGGTGCTCCGGACTGGGTGATCGAGATCGTGTCTCCAAGCAGCCAGCGCATGGACTATCTGACAAAGCTGTTTAAATACCGGACAGCCGGTGTCCGTGAATACTGGATTGTAAATCCTATGACGGAAACGGTACAGGTATACTCCTTTGAAGATACGGAAGACTCCACGCAGTTTTCTTTCGACGATTCGATTGCTTCCGGCATCTATGATGGCTTCGTGATCTGCATCAGAGAATTGCTGAAGTAATACAATCCCCCTGCTCCACAGCGGGCAGGGGAACAACTAAATAATGTATTTACCCAGACAGCCGATAGGGTGCATACCACCGTTTCCGAGTCTTGTTGGAAGGAGTGGTTGATATGAGTACATATGAAGAATTCATGATAATTTTGACAGCATGTAGTTTACTCGTAGCAATTCTGAATTTTACGCATAGAAAATAGCACCCCTGCTCTGGTCAAGCTTTGAAGTGCTATTTCTAGTTACAGATAATTTTGCCGGAAACGGATAGGTTTGCTCTATCGTATCGGCTGTCTTGTTAAGTACATTATAGCAAATGTACCATAAAAGTCAAGAACCGCTCCTGCGCCAACAGGAACGGCAAACAATTACACATATCCGAAGATATGCAATGAGGCAAACAGATTGCCTACTACCTAATCAACAAAATTATTGTATCATCTTCGGGCAGCCCACGCAAGCGGAACACTCGTTCGCCGCCGGCTGTTATTTTTATACCTTTTTTTACATAATATGAACCAAAGGAGCTGATACAATGAAATCAAAAACTCTCCGGTGCGCGATCTATATCCGAGTATCTACGACAGAACAGATGATGCACGGTAAATCACTGGAAGCACAGAAAGATTACCTGATCCATTACGCACAAGAGCACGATATGAATATT